GCTTACAAAGCTGCGCATCCCCGCGGCACTCCGCCTCGAAGGCCCACTTCTCGAAGAAGCGCTTGGTGACCCCGCCGATCACGCGCTTCACGCTGTAGTGGACGAAGTCCTCGGCATCCCCAGGGTCACCAGGGAGCACCACCGCATCCTCGACCTCCCCGTCGGTCTCGAGCTCAAGCCAGCAGATCACCTGCTCGACCTTGTCGAAGACGAGCATGGCGACGGTGCCGTCGGAGCGCAGGCAGTGCACGCGGGTGTCGGGCTGGCGCTGCACAACCATCTTGGTGATGCCTGGCAGGCCGATCTCCGGGACGAGCGCCGAGAGGTGGCTCGCCTCGTAGTCGATGCCGGATTGCCCGAAGGCGAGCTCGTAGACGCGCACCCCGCCGCGCTGCACGAACATGCCGTTCTGGTCGATCCTCACCGCGGCCACTGGCGCGCTCCCTTGCGTGCTCGCTGGCTTCAGGTTGAAGTTGGTCGGGGTGAGCGGCTCGTCCAGGCTCGAGCTCCTGATCGAGAACTCGGTCATCTGGCCCCCGAGCAGCAGCCGCTGCAGGGAGAGCATCCAGTTGATCGTGTCCACGGGCCCCGATCCGATCGAGCGCGAGATCGGGCCGGCGTCGCCCTCGAAGTCCGGGTCGAAGCCGTCGAAGGCGTCCGAGATGGAGAGGTCGACCGAGTCGCGCCCTGCCCAGCCCAGGCGCCCCTCGTGAAAGGATACGCTCGATGGGTAGCCGCGGTAGTCCGACCAGCGGCCTTCTGCCCAGTCCTCGGTCGCGGTGGTGCCACCGAGGTCTGTCAGTACCTCGGCGCTCACGCTGATGTTGGTGGCGAAGGCGGTGATGCGCGCCACGCCGGTGATGCTGCCTGTGGTGATGGCGAGGGTGGCCTCGACGGGGCCGGCGACGAAGTCCCCGAGCTTCACCCCGATCCGGTAGAGCAGGATCTGGTTGTCGAGCGCGTCGTTGAAGGTGATCGCCTGGTTCGTGGTGTAGGCGGCGACGTCGATCCAGCTCGCCCCGTCATCGAAGGAGCGCTGCAGGGTGGCGATCGTGCCGGTGCCGCTCCACGCGCCCGTGAGGTTCACGGTGAAGCCACGGGAGGTGCCCACCCCGGTCACGCGGATGGTGTTCGTGAAGACGTTCTGCGCGGCGATGCTCGCGCTCACCGTCTGGCCCACCGAGGTGATCTGGAAGAGCGCGCCCACCTGGCTCGCCTTGAAGAGGGGCTTGGAGGCGGCGATCGTGATGTTCCCCGAGATCGCGCTCGGGGTGAGCGTGGTGGTCGAGGTGTTCTGCACCCTGAAGGGCCCGTCCTCGGGCTCGTAGACCACCACCGACCAGGAGCCCGCTGCGCGCCGCTCGATGCGGTATTGCTGGTAGCCGTCGCAGGCCACGAAGATCACGTCGCCCGATTGGTCGAACCTCACGAGGGTGAGGTCGATCTCCTCCCACGGGGCTTCGACCACCATGGCGCCGGCCGCTTCGACCTCGCAGGAGTCGACCAGGATGATGCGCTTCAGGCGGCTCTTGAACTCGACCCAGAAGCTCGCGCTATTGGGGGTGAAGGCGAGGCTGTGCGTGCCGGTTGCGAGCTCGGTCTCGGCGATGTAGTCGTCGGCGCCGCTGATCGATCCGACCCGCAGCACCACGGGCCCGCGCTCGACCACGATGTGCAGCGCGTGCTCGAGGTTCTGGTCGGCGACCGCCATCGCCACCTCCTGGCGCCGGATGGCGAAGCTCGTGCCGTCCCCGGTGAGGCCCATGTACCCGCCGGCCTGCCAGGCTGAGACACCGCCCGCCTCGTCGGCATCGGTCCAGCTGGCAAGGTCGATGGCGAAGCTCCCGTTGGCGATCGCGCTTGCGACCGCCAAGCGGGTGACCAGGGAGTCGTCCACCCAGACCCTCATCGCCTCGTTGGTCAGCTCGAGGATGGCCTTGTCGGTGACCGAGAAGATGAAGGGGATGTGGAAGGCGCGCTGGTTGGTGCGGCTCTCCCCGAGGTGTCCCATGCCTGGGCGCAGCATCATGCTGCCCAGCACCCGCGGCATCCAGTTGACCTGAATCTCGGCTGCCATGGCGAGGCGCTTGATGTCGGCGCGCGCAAGCCCTAGGCGCGAGACGAGCCCGCGGTTGAAGGCGACCTTTGAGACTCGGGTGCGCATCGCGCCTACCCGATCAAGCTGCTGGGGTTGCCTCCGTCACGGCGGGTGCCAGTCCCACGGTGTCGGGCGGCCGCCCAGGTGCCGCGGGTGGGGAAGGTGGCCGGCTGGGTCATCGCCGCCTTGTTCTTGGCGATGAGCAGCGCCTTGGCCATCACGCCGGTCTTCGGGTGGCAGATGTCCTCCACCTTGTCTGCCCCGCCAGGGAGCTTTCTCACGATCCGGCTGGCGAAGTAGGCCTTCACGTAGTCGGTGAAGCTCGCCGGCCACCTGGAGAGGTCCGCCCCGTAGGTCGCGGCGTCGGAGACGTACTTCACGAAGATCTGGTCCAGGTCGGAGAACCAGTAGGCGACCTCGTCGGCGTAGCTCGTGAGCGGGGTTTGCAGGCGCTCGTCCTGGAACACCCCGCTCGTGTTCACCCAGTCGGTGGGCTTGTCGAAGACGCGCTGGTAGCCCCAGTCGGGCTGGATGGATGGGTTGTAGTCCAGGCGGCTCGAGCGCATGGCGAAGTGCCACTGGGCCTGTTCCAGGCAGTAGCGCACGCCCCCGTCGTTCCAGACCAGGTCGAGCAGGCGCCTGGATTCGACGATCTCCGAGAGGTTGGCGAGCTCCCGGTCCCCGCAGACCAGGAGCGCGCCGTTGTAGATCTTCAGCCGGTCGGTGGCGATGGCCGCCCCCGGGTTATGCGGTTACGGGCTGGCGCTGCGCTGGCGCGATTACATGCGAGCGGGCGAGCTCCTGGAGCCTGCGTTCGGCGACGTCCTTTTGCTCGATGCCTTCCTCGAGCACCGCCCGGTCGGACTTTCTCACGATCGACCACTTGTGCTGGCTGCGCCAGGTGACGCTGTGGGCGTCCACGTAGGCCTTCACCTCCTGCTCGGAGGCCTGGGTCTCGGCGACCTGTCCGGTGGTCAGGCGGTGGAAGGAGAGCTGCACCACGCGCGCCCAGGTGCGCGAGCAGTCCACGACCTGGTACATGGCGACCCAGGTGCCGTCGATCGCGCGGGCGCGGATCTCGTCCATGGGGCGCAGTCTCACGGCCTGGTGGGCCCAGAAGGCGGGCTCGAGCAGGATCTCGGGCTTCACGTCCTGCGGGATGAGGGCGTCGTATCGCGTGCTCACCTGCTCGAAGAGCTGCAGGTCGCCTGGGGCGAGCTGGATCTGCTGCTGCTCTTTGGGTTTGGCTTGTTCCATTGCGGTCCTCCTCGCGTTGATGGGGGTGCTGCCGGCGAGGCCCCGAAGGGCCCCGCCTTCCTGCAGTGCTGCTCGCGCCAGTTGCCGGCGCGCTGGCTTACGCCGTGGAGCTGACGAAGCCGTTGGTCGAGGCGATGCCGCACCCCAACGTGGTCACCGGGCCGATCACGCCGGCGTACATCGTCGCCGAGGTGCCCGTGCAGATCGCGCCCATGATCAGGTCGCCCTCGCGCATGCCGAGGTATGCGCCGTCGGTGAAGTACGTGTTGCTCACGATCTCGGTCGTGCCGTCGGTGGTGTTGTAGAGCCACAGGTTCTGGCCGACGATCTTGCTGCTGGTGATGTGGCTCGTGCTGCGCTTGCCCCACATGTTGACGCCAGCCGCAGCGCGCGGGGGGTTTGCCACGCTGCTGAGTTCCGTGCTGCCCTTATAGGCCATGGTGGCCTCCTTGATTGTTCGACCCGGATGCCGGCCCCGGTGCTCTGGGGCCGACTAGCAGGTCATCCGGGGTTAGCCGTAGACGGTGCCGTCCGTGGTGAAGACGACCACGCCAGCGTTTTGCAGCAGGAGCGCGCCCATGTAGCAGCTGGTGCGCGCGTAGGTGAAGTCCTGCTCGTCGTTGTACCCCACGGCCGTCATGACCCCGCCGCTATTGGCGGCATGGCCCACGGCGCTCTTGTGGTACAGGAACGACTTCTCGGACGCGGTGGCTTTCCCGGGCAGGTTCGGGTGCTCGATGATGAGCGTGTTCCTCCAGCGGTAGGCCATCGGGCGGTCGCGCCAGGAGGGGTTCTCCCCGGTGCCGGACCAGGGCCGCACGTCGACGTAGTCCGCCGAGGCGAACTCCGGGGCCTGCTCGAGGAACGCGAGGAA